AACGGAGAAATAGTCGGCTAGTTTGATAAGCGTGCTAACTTTCGCTCCTTCGTAGCCTTTCTTGAACCATCCATCGATCGTCGTGTATGGAATGCCACAGGCTTCCGAAAGAGTATGTCTGTTCAGATTTCGCTCCTGCATAAGCGAATTGACCTTCTCTAAAAAGTCCATATCACACCTCCGAAGTGTTTTCTTCTCTATTATATCATCGGCTGCGGTTTGGTCAAGTAAAAAATTACGAGTAGCAGTAAAAAACTATTGACAAAATACGAGTAAGGGTATATAGTTAATGCAGATATACGAGTAAGGGTAATTTGGAGGTGGTGATTTATGCTCAATATCAAGAATGTTCTTACCGCCAAGGGGATCTCGACCAAAGCCTTTGCGGACTTCCTGAACGTGTCTGAAAAGACAGCGTACAACAAGTTGATGGGGCTTACCGACTTTACTTACCCGGAAGCGGAAAAAGTCATGGAAGTTCTGCTGCCGGAGTATAACGCCCGGTATCTGTTCTCTCGCTGTGATCCTATGAGTGCAAAGGCGGTGTAAGTATGGTGAAGCAGGAAAAGTTCATTCAGATCGGCGTGACAGCTCTGCGCGATCCGGCGACCGGGGACTTCCTGCCTGCCGTGCCGCTGTACATCAAGGCAGAGGACGGCGCAGAGGAAGCGGAGGAGAAGCTGGAGCAGGATATCGGAAAGCTGCTGGCTCAGAGGATGCGGATGTATAAGGAAAAGTGTGCGGCGGAAGGGATTGCGGTCTGATGGCGCTGAACGTAGACGAAAAGTGGGTGCGGGATTTCTGCGCACGGACGGGGCAAAAGCTGCCGGAGGAGCTGCGCAGAAACGATGCGCTGGACGCCGTGCAACGCCGAAATAAATACGGAAATCAGCCCACAGAGGTCAACGGAAAGAAATTCGACAGCAAGCATGAGGCAGATGTCTATGAGGAACTGCGGCTTGAATGCCTCGCTGATGAACACGTCGGCCTTGGGTGTCAGGTTGCTTTCTACCTTCCGGGCGGCATTAAGTATATTGCGGACTTTGTGACGCTGGAGGACGATGGAACCTTCACGGTTTACGACGCCAAGAGCGAGGCGACCCGGAAGGATAAAACCTATCGCCTGAAAAAGCGGCAGATGAAGAAATGCTTGGGGATTGAAATACGGGAGGTATAGAGATTGGCAAAGAGGTTCATTTTCGATTCGCCGGATCAGCTTCAAATGCTGGACGCAAGCTCTCTCCTGAAAGAGGGACACGTTCTGAACACGGCGAGAGTGTGGCGTGTGTCCCAGCGGCAGGGCAAGGATTCGTGGGACGGCATGATCGGCGTCTGCTTCCTGACCGAAGGGCGGGATCGGGTGGCGAAGGTATACAGAAAGAAGCCGAACGGCGATGAAGTTACGATAGCACGGCTCAAATACAATCCAGCGCTTGAATGGTGCAGGAAGAATCTGCGGCAGGCGGATTGATCGGAGGCGGCTATGAAGATCAGAGTAACCATCATGACCGAGAACGACAAGCATTTGCCAGATGTGCCGGATGAAAAGCTAGAGGCTATATCTAAGGGCGCGTGGCAGATGCTGCTCCACATTGTAAATATCGACCCGGCTGACAAAGCCGTTGTGGAAAAGATCGAAATTGTTGAAAAATGACGCCGGAGCCGGAGTGCACCGGCAATATGGGAGCGCCCGTTTGGATCGGGTATCGGCTTCCCCCTGAGCCGATAATAGCGGAGTTCAAATCTCTGCCGTTCCCTCCAAAGCGCCCTCTTTCGGAACAGTGGCGCTATAGAAATAATCCGACCGATGACAGCCGGGAAAGACCGGCAGATCATGGAAGAAAGGAGGAGCTGATGTGCGCGTTACAGGTGTTGTATGCGACCTTGTAACCGGAGAGGTATACGAGGAGTATGAACGAGCCATGCAGCAGTTGCTTGCTATGGCGGATGCTATGGAAAATTCGTTCGCCGCTCTCGTCAGAACGCTCGAAGAGCAGTTTGACTTGCTTGCGGACTGTGCGATCCAGTTACCGGCCTGCGGCAGCGAACAGTAGACGGAAGCGGTTGGCATTTCCAGAGAAACCCAGGCGCATATTCCCTTTTGCGCCTGCCATATGCGCTGGCACACGGCAACAACCGGCACTTAGATGGGCTTGATCTGCAATGCACAATGACGTAGTAGATAAGAGCGGCGGCGACTGGGAATGAAGGCGTCGCCGCGTGTGGGAAGGTGGACAAGGGCATGTTGCTGTGAAGCGCGAAATGCACAGAGACGCCGGTTCGATTCCGGCCCTTCTCGCCAGAGGGAGCGCGATTCCATGATTTCTTCGACCCTGCAACAAACGGCAGAAATCATGCTCTGCGGCAGCATCCGTAGAAAAATCTGCTCTGGACACAGACAGTATGCAGGCTATGTTGGCAAAGCGGAAGCTCAGTCACGCTTGACAGCCCGGACAGACGGGCTTTACATGGGAACACCTGTCTGGATCAGGTACGCCATGAGGCCAGCCATTCTCTGATGTCAGTGCGGCCCGTGGAGAAAATGGTGGTTCGATGCCCCTTGTTCCCACCACGGCTTTGCGGTTCAGCAAGCCTCCTACGGCGTGGAGGCCGTCCCTGCAAGATTGGGCAACGAAAAACCGCCGACTTGGGTCTTTTGAGGATTTCTGTGTACGACTTCGCGCAAGAATGGTGGCAAATCCTCCCCGCGCTGTGGTTCGGGCAACAACGCACAGTGGCAATGCGGAAGTGAGCAACGCATGACACCCCGGACAGACGGGGATGCGTGCGGCGGTAGCTCAACGGCAGAGCACCGGCCTTCCAAGCCGGGAATGCGGGTTCGATTCCCGTCCGCCGCTCCATGATCCATATAGCGAAAGAGGGTGATTGAATTGAGCAAGGAAGTCAAGGTGAAAGAGATTCCATTTGAGAACGTGTTGATTCTGCCGCCGAAGCCGGGAGTATGCCCGGTGTGTGCTGTGAATCACGATCCGGCCCTTCCCCACAATAAGGACAGCCTGTACTACCAGATGCGCTTCAGGCAGGAGAACGGGCGTTTTCCCACATGGGACGACGCGATGAAGCACTGCACGCAGGAGATGAAGGATTGGTTCATCGAGGAGTACAGGAAGCGCGGCATTGTTATCGAGCTGAAAGATGAATCCGAAGCCGAGCAGACCGTGGATCAGTGTTCAGGACAGGCGTCCGACTGCTGATGATGCGGACGCGTACGGGTGTGTCGAAGTATGGCACATCTGGCAAGGCGTGATGATTATGGGCTGGCATCAGGTGGACAACAACAGGTTTGTTACTCATTGGATGCCCACGCCTGATCCGCCTGAGAACCACAAGAAGCTGCGCGAAACGTGGGAGAAGGAAAGGGGATAAGGTTGCAAACCAGAGGTTTGCAAGTTTTGCTGCGGCAAAACCGCTGACGGCTCAATCGGAGATTGAGGCGCAGCGCCATTGCGGTATGGAAATGCCGCCGACATAAAAAGATGAACCGCAGTCACTCGCGATGACTACGGTTCTTAGGAGTATGCCCTTGAGAGACAATAATCCCTATTTGTATTATATCACACGCGCAGGGAGAATGCAAGCAGGGAAAAGAAAGTGAGGACGGCAGATGGAAGAAATGGTACAGCAAGGCAGCGGAGAGATTACGCTGCTCGGCAGTCTGGCGCGGGAAGCGCGAATGTATTCCGAGGCGGCAGCACTGAACCTGTTTCAGCTCGGGCGCGTGCTGATCGAGGCGAAAAAACTGGTTCGTCATGGCGAGTGGACGGACTGGGTGCGCGGGAATGCACACATGAGCGAGACGCAGGCTCAATATCTTATGCGGAGCTATGAGCGGTTCGGCCAGACGCCGGAAGTGGCGAGGCTGGAAAAGAGCAAGATATTCAAGATGTTGTCCCTTCCTACTGGTACGGAGCAGGCGTTTATGGAGGAGAACGACGTTCAGAATATGACGGCGCGCGAGGTAGAGCAGGCGGTCAGGAAGGTTAAAGAGGACGCGGAGGCTCAGATTCAGAAAGAGCGCCAGATGCGCATAGCAGCAGAGGCGCGCGCTGACGAGCTGGCTGACAGGCCCCCGGAGATTCCGCAGGACATTACCGAAATAATGCAGGAAAAAGAAGCAGAAATTGCCCGTTACAAGGGAGAGTGCGCGCGGATCGCCGCGCAGGCTCATGATCTTTTGACGGAAAAGAATGCACTTTCCAGCGATTTGAGGGAGACTGAGGCGATGCTTCGAGAACAGCAGGAGGAGTATAACCGGGTTCAGGCCGAGCTTCTGAATGCACAAAGCATGGCGGCAAAGGGCGATGCGGAACGCTCGGTCAGCGAGGGACTGACGGCCTCTGATTTCACAAGGGCTGTCGGGCAGTTTATCGGGCTGGTTTCCCGGATACCGCATATGAGCAGAGCGTTTGCGGCTATGCCCTATGAAGAGAAGGACGAGTTCGACACTGCGCTTGCTGTTGTGGAGGAATGGGCTGAAAGCGCGCGCAAGGCCATGAACACGATTGAGGGGGTGATCATCCATGCCGAATGAGATGATGGAAAGAGAAAAAAGTTTGCTCGCGGACGAGGTTGCAAACCAAGGGTTTGCAAGTTTCGCCAATGGCGAAACCGCTGACGGCTCCAATCAGGGATTGGAGGCGCAGCGCCGGAACGACGATAACGGCGCGGCGCTGGGCAGTATGATCCGGGAAATCCTTTCCCCGATGCTTGAAGCAATGACCCACTTCATGCGCAATAATACCGAAGCCCTTGACCGGCTGGCGGCGACGCAGAAGATTCAGGCTGACCGGATGGAGGCCCTTGAAAAGCAGATCAGGCTGAATACTCCCGTCACCAAGCAGCAGGAGAAGTATCTGAGCGACGTTATCCGAGCGAAGGCACGCGAACTGCTGTTCAAGCGCGGCGTAGAGGACGAGAAGGCCACCCGGAAGCTGGCAACAGCAATCCGAAAGAGCGTGCTTGCCAGATACGGCATCACTTCCATGCGTGAGATTCCCAAGCATGAGTACAGCGTCGCCATGTCACAGATCAGTATGTGGAACGACATGATGTGTGTTCGTGACGCAGTGAAGGAGGCGCGTGGACGCGATGAAGGTACGAAGGGCAATATGGGGGGGCTTGAACCGGCTGCGGATATGGATGGTCAGTCGCCGGATGCCAGGACGCATGATTAACGCAGTGAGCGCGGTATGCGTAAAGGTGTGGAGTGATGGATAGATGATCGAGCGTATGTCCTTGCGCGAATTGCTGGAACGCAAGGCGGCAGATTACGGATATGATTCCATCCGGGAGATGGCGCGTTCGCTGGGGATTGATTCGGAGCGACTATACGGACCAGCAAGCGGAAGGACGGCAATGGGCATTGAAACCCGGCGCTGGATCGTCCGGGAACTGGATGTGAGCGCGGATGTGCTGGAAAGGGTAATTCGGAATGATCGACTTTCACAATGAGGATTGCATGGTCGGGATGGCGCGCTATCCTGACAAATACTTCGATCTGGCGATTGTCGATCCGCCCTATTTCAGCGGCCCGGAGCGAAGGAAGTATTACGGCCAGGAGGTCAGCCGGACGGGCGTATTCAGATCGTATAACCCTTCCACGCTGCGCTGGTCGCCGCCTGATAAGGAATACTTCGACGAACTGATGCGGGTGAGCAGGCACTATATCATTTGGGGCTGCAATTATTTCGACTACCACTTTGCGCCCGGGAGAATCGTGTGGGATAAGTGTAACGGCACATCGCCATTCAGCGACGCCGAGATCGCGGCAACCGACCTGATTAAGACGGTTCGCCTGTTTCCGTACATGTGGAACGGCATGATGCAGGGCAGGAGCATAGAGGATGGCCGGACGATGCAGGGCAACAAGAAGCTGAACGAGGTGCGGATTCACCCCACCCAGAAGCCGGTTGCGCTATATGAGTGGCTGCTTACCAAGTATGCCAAGCCGGGGTGGAAAATCCTTGACACTCATGTGGGCAGTGGATCGAGCCTGATTGCCTGCAGGAGGCTTGATTTTGAGGCGGTCGGCTTTGAAATCGAAGACAAGTATTATCTGGCAGCTGTGAAGCGCATGGCGGAAG